ACTTCTTTTGTCAGCCTTACAAGCTTCCCAGAATAAATAAAATATTCTATTAGCTTCTCTATAATCTGGATGACCAACATCTATTTTAGTCCACTGTAAATACATATAATGTGTGCCAGTTATATATGTAGGCACACCATTATTCATGAACCAAAATCCTTCTTCTCTTCTATTAAATTCTTCTTCAATATAATCAACCCATTGATTTTTAAATGTAGAGGGAGCTTCATGCCACTGAAATATAGATGATATTCTTTTTAAAACAGGAGGTATTTCTGTTACTTCCCAATACTGTTCAGTTTTTTTATCAGACCGTTTAAACACTTTCTTGGGAATAGCTGGTAAAGCAATTCGTAATCCAGACACATGTAAAATCTCACCAATAGTTCCGTCTTTAGATATAATAACTATATCATATTTTTCATCGTAACCATATCTCCATGTTCTCGCTTTATTTTTACGAGACAATATGTTAGAAGGAACTAAGCCTTTACATACATTTGCGATATTATTTTGATTTACGTTCTGCAAAGCCTTTTGGTAAATTATTAGTTTTAATTTCTTTTCCGTCTAATTTATCTCTCTCTTCGTCTATTCTTTTAAGTATTTCGAAAGCATCAAAGATGGCGAGTTTTTTTGTGGCTGCCGCATTTTTAAGTCTATCAGCTGCAAGCTCATCATCAGGGTCTGGTTTTATAATTTTTTCTTTCGCTACATCAATTAATTCTTTAACAGCTTTTTCTCCTGCGTGTATGATTTCTAATTTAATTGCTTTCGTGTCCATCTTTTAAAGTTATATTATTAGTATACATTCTATACAATTTTTCTTCATCTATTTTAAACTCATATTCACTGTTAGGTTGAAATGAAACTTTATCACCAGGTAGAATGTTTAAACGCTCTAATTGTTTATTACCATATTTTACTATACCCCATAATGGTTCTTCACTTTCAGCAACATCTATATATTTTTTTTCTATAGGTATTGGTTTTATAAAACAATATTTGTCATGACTATACCACTGTCCATCTTGTTTATACATGTAAAACTGATAGTCATCAACTAAAAATAAATCATCAATAATCCAACTTCTACCACTTTTTTGTCTACCATAAATATCGTTATAATATTTAAAAACATTATGGTGAACAACAAGTGTATCACCTTTTTTGATATTGCCTTTATAATTTATAGGTGTATTTACTACTGTAGCAAAGCGAGTAGATACAGTGTGGTCTTCTTCTGAAGTGCTAATAAAAAATTTATTATCACCATAATATTTTATATTATCATAACGCCTATCGTTGTAGGGTTTTACAATAAAACAAAAAGGTGATTGCATTAAAAGTTAATATTATATTCTAAAGAAATAGGGAGCGTATTTTTAAACTCTTTCCAAAGTAAAATTTCTTCATTTTTAATAATCCAAATTTTATAGGAATCTAATTCGTGGTCGTGTTGAATTAAATGGATTTGATAGTTGCCGCCTAAAACATCTTGCCCTACTATGTAGTGCATTGCTCCAGACTTATAGTCTGCACCTATTGAAATCTTTCGTATGTCCATTTAATTAAAATGATGTACCCACATTTAAGACACGGTAAAATATATTGAAATACATTGTACCATTTCCTTGTGTTGGGTTTGCAGCTGTCTCTAAAGTAACAGCAGTGTTTTGGTCTATAACGTATGTCGAACCGCCTACTCCTATTTTACTAACTAAATCTGTAGCAAAATTAGCGGATTGTGCAAACAATGTTCCAAAAGTTGTAGCTCCAATCTTTACTTCTAAATTATTACCAAAATTAAATTGTGTTGTACCTGCATCTAAGTATTGAGATATACTTATTATATCTATAACTTTATTTGCTCCAGGAGCAGCTATCAATGTAATTGAAGTGTTTCCTAAAGTTAATAAAGACCCTGTATTTACAGTTACTTTAGCAACAAGCGTATCAATCCCAAACAGAGTTTGTATTTGTTCAATAGTTGCAGTTTTTGTTTTTAATTCATTTTCTGCATCTGTCAATACTAAATAATCTGCTGAATCTAAATTAGATATTGAGGGATATGCCGCTGTGTTACTTATCTTTGCCATCTGATGTTTCTTTTTCTGGTTCTTTTACTTCTCCAGTTCTTAAATCTATGACTGCGTTTTCACCATAAACTGAAATTAATTCTTTTTCAAGCTCACCAAATTGTGTTTGTATACCGTCTAAATTTGGGACCTTCTTGACTAATGCTACAAAAGCATCAGCTATTTCAATTTTAGTTTGTAAAAACTGTTGATTTAATTCCTGTACTTTTTTTAATTCTTCTTCAGTTAAATTTTTTGCCATTATATTATATTTAATTATTATACATACGCAAATATACGTAAAAAAATTTTGTCTATGGTACACCAATTACTCGGGCTACATTCGCTATAGGTACATCAAGTACTCTATTTATATTAGCAGCTGCGACTCCATTAACTTCGTTACCATAACCTGCATCTGCATGTGTGACTACTAATTCTATGGGTTGACTGTTATTTTTAAAACGAACACCTGCACTAACACTTAATGCAAGAGGAGACGTGTTTGGATAATCATTACTTGCATTTAAAAGAACCACATTTAAATAGCCATCACTATTTGCATCACTTATAGCGTTATTATTTAAACCAAAAGTATTATAACCTGATGTACTCCAGTTAGAGGTAGATGTGGCGTAAGCTCTATTAAAGTTTAAATCATTGAACATGGCGTTTGTTAATGTAGTAGTGCCACCACCACCACCCCAAGCTGTACCTTCTATAGGTATAACACTACTTGAGTTATTTGAAACGCCTGGGACCTTTAAAGATAGCCCTGTTATGGTTGTTGTTACACCTGCACTTTCTATATCAAAAAACAAATAAGTTCTTGCTATACCACCGAAACTACCAAAACGTCCAGATTCAAATTCAGCTGATATTGCTCCTCCTACATTAGTAGCACTCGTGTATGTTGTAGCTGAATCTCCTGATGTAGCGTTACGCATAGCACTCCAGGTGGTTCCAAAACCAATCTTAGAAATTATTCCTTGAAGACCCGCAGTAACATCTGTTGTTGCCATTAAAATTGTTTTTTAGGTAAATAATATTTTGTATGATTAAAGTATGAGTTTGTAGGTGGGTTTACACTAATTTCTTCATACTCTATATTTTCTAATTCTACGAAAGAAGAAGCAGAGTCGACATTGTTCCACCATGTAGTTAAAGCATTTGGCTTTGCTAAAGTTGTTAAGCTAACTGCAAACTCATCTAAATGCTCATCACCATAAGTGTCTGCAAAAATACCATCGTATGTAGATAGTTCAGATAATTTATTAAACCAATCACCCTCTACAATAGTTACATTTGTTTTTCCCACTGCCCAAGCTTTTGCTTTTTCAATTACCTGTGGATGATTTTCAACTATGGTATGACTTGCTGGATTATTTGCTTGTATATAATCAGCTGCTATACCCATTCCAAAACCTAATTCTAATATATCTCCACCATTTTGACAAATGTAATCCGCATGTTTTTTCATTAACGAATCTTCCCAAGACATCATTACATGCTTTTGCTCACCTGATGAATCTAAAAAATAAATTTTATCTTCTTCAAATATTAATTCTTTATCTATGAAACTCTCACCCATGTGTTGTCAGGATTAAAAAATATTGTATCACTACTTGTCGCATAACCTACAACTCTTGCATAATCACTTGTTCCAGTGGGTGCGGATTGCTGTAAATTACCAGCTGATGTACCCACATATAAAGGTCTACCTATAGTAAAACCATGAGAAGCTTTATAAAAGAATCCTCTTAATAACATGCCGCTTGAAGCATTAGTACCCGTTGCTATAGCTAATAAATATGTAGTTGTAGAAGAATCAGCATCAGCTAAAGCCCAGCCTGTCGTAGTTTTATAATACAGTGAGCCCTGTGTTACAGCCTGAGAAATGTTACTTAAACAATCACCTTGGAATCCTGAACCTGACATATCACCAGGTAAAATATTTCTTGTGTTTCTTCCGTAATTAACATTTTGAGTTGAGGTTGAATTATAACTGATATCGTTAGACTGTAATTTTATAGTTTGGTCTTGCAGCACAATATTGCTGTTTGCCATTGTCATAAGGTCAACTTGTTCTATTTCATCACCCCCATCTACATCACCTATCAGAAGCTGTGATGATTGTAGGTCCATAGCACCAATACTTTCAAGTGCAAGCTTGCCACCAGTTAGATTAACTTCCGCCTGGTTAATTGTCATTGCTTGAGAATTGTTTGTGTTTAGAACTAAGTTTCCAGATGCTGTTGTAAGTTCATTCGAACCTGCTGTAGTATGTATTAATCTTATATCATAATCATCTGATGCAGGTTTCTTTAAATCTAAGAAAGCTCCGCTTGTTCCACCCACTTCTAAGGCTGCATATCCACTACTATTTGTTAAAGAAAGTGTACTACCATTTACTGTAAAAGAGCCACTATAACTACCAGACATTAATAAACCTGTTGAAGATTGTGACAAACCATTACCTGCTCCAACGGTTAAAGTACCTGATGTGGTTATTGTACCACCTGATATTCCATTACCTGTAGCTACACTTGTAACTGTACCGCTTGAACCAGAGGACCCATTCGCAGCTGCTGTTACTCTACCTTTAGCGTCTACTGTTATATTTGCATTTGTGTATGAGCCAGCCGTTACTCCTGAAGTACCTAAAGTTAAAACTACTGATTGGTTTAACTGTGCACTACCCGTAACATCTCCACCGCCAGCTGAAAATACAGTTGAACCTGTAATATATCCTGCAGTATTAGAAAGCTGACTATTATTTACAAGACCATTATTTATAGTTACAGTATTTCCAGAACGAGCTGTGGTTATGTTTGTGCCTCCAGCTATATCGACTGTCTCGGCATCATCTATTGTAGCTGTACCTCCAGAATCAGCTGTAAGCTTCCAGGTGCTCATTGTTCCACTACCTGAAGCATTAAATGTTATTGAAGTATTACCACTTTGATTAGTAGTAAACGTACCACCTCCTGTTAATCCAGTCCCAGCAACCATGGTAATCGTTCCATTACCAACACTTGGTATGGACGAAGATGTTATGTATCCTGCACCATTTGTTAACTGGTTATTATTTGTTATACCATTAGTTATAGTTATAGTGTTACTTGACCTTGATGTACTAATGTTAGTACCTCCAGCTATATCTACAGTTTCACCATTAGTAATAGAGGTTGAACCTCCTGAGTCTCCTTGTAAATTCCAACTTGACATAGAGCCTGAGCCTGTACCAGCACCAATTAAACTTCTTACTTCAGCTGCAGTTATGCCGCTGTTTAAACTTGGTGTTGAGCCGTTTGATAAAATAGCTGGTGTTCCAGTATCTGGTGAACTATTAGTAATTGTTATAGTCGCATTACTTCCTTGATTTAAAGTAAAGGAGCCTCCACCACTTATTCCTGTTCCAGGGCTAACTGTAATCGTACTATTATTTACTGTTGGTAAAGAACCTGAAGTAATAAATCCTGCGTCATTATTAAATATACTAAGCCCGATATCAGAAGCTTCAATCTTTCTTTCAAGAGCTGCATCTAATATTATAAACTCATCAGTGGCTACCATAGTTGTAGAAGCAGTAAATTCAGAAAAATCTAAACTTAAACCAGTTGCAGTGGAATCCAAACCAGCTCCTAAAGTTATTTCAGTTAAATCTAATGAAACCGTAAATGCTGAGTTACCTGATTGATTAGCTGTAAAAGATGCACTTCCATCAAGCCCTGTACTTGTGCTCATGGTAAGCGTGCCGTTATTGACTGTTGGTAATGAAGCGGATGTTATATATCCTGCTCCGTTTGTAAGTTGATTATTATTAGTGATACCGTTAGTTATTGTTACTGTACCACTTGATTGTGATGTTGATATATTCGTTCCTCCTGCTATATCTACAACTGCACTGTTCGTAACACCATGAGTAATACCATTATCAGCAGTTATAGTCCAAGATGACATTGTGCCCGAACCAGTTCCTGCACCAATATCACTTCTAACTTGTGCACCAGTTCTAAAATCTATATTACCTGACGAGTCTCTAACCAAGAATTGGTCAGTATCAGTACCAGCATTTACTATGGATGGAATGTTATATGCACCTGTTGAGCTAATTAATTGTGTACCACCTCCAGTACCTGATGATGGTTTTATAAATAAACCTTCTTTGAATAGTAATTTACCATCTGCAAGAACAGAAAGTGTAGACTCGCTTGTGGTAAAAGTAAAAGCAGCTGCACTGCCATAAGAAGAACCATTAGCATGAAAAAAGGTCAAGCCACCTGTTTGACTTATATTCGGAGCGTTGTCACTGAATCTTATTAAAGCTCCACTTCCATTATTACTATTGAAAAGTCTTAATAAAGGGTCAGAGCCTGCGCTACCTTGTATCGTTAATTGATTGTCAATCGACTGGTCTGATAAAAATCGAATCGGCATTTTAAATTATATTTAAGACACCTTCGTAATCAATACTCTTATATCATTCGTTGAAGGTGCGGTTGTAAAACTAATTGTTACTTGAGATGTTGAATTTCTCGTCACTTCTGCATACACTGTATCATAAGAACTATTGTCATAGAGCTGCACCATTACATCTCTTGTTCCTAAGTTATGTGTTACTGCGTATGAAGTTGCATTCCCATCTCCTATACTTACACTGTATTGCTCATTTGCCGCTATACATGTGCTTACTGCATTACAGAAATCAGTTACCTGAGAAGCTGTAATTGCAATCGCTTGTTCACTAAGCGAAGATAATAAACCTTTTGCAGTTACAGTAGCAGAAAGTGATTTAGTTGCTCCACCATAAGAACCTGCAGAAACTCCTGTATTATCTAATGTTACGAATCCGTTAGCAGTTACTCCAAAGTTTCCACTATCAAAACCAGCTACACCTTTTTGTGTTGCTCCATCGGTTGCTCCTGCTCCCGCTACATTATCATCTTGCTTAACTACTGTATACTCTGATATACTTGGATTTGAACTTGCTGCAATATCTGATACAGCATAAATCATATCTCCTGGCTCTAAGGTTTCGGTAAAGAATGCAGTACCACCAACAGTTACAGCGAAGAAGTCACCACCATCTAAAGCGATGTTGCTTGCCCCGTCTAAAGAACCGTTACTTGAAAGGTTTACAGTTTGACCTGTGCTTGCATTATATCCTCCTTTGAATAAACCAACTCCAGCTACAAGAGATTGTACTTGGCCTAAATTAACACCATCAGTTGATGCTGTACCATTTCCTACACTTACTAATTTATTAGAACCTAAATTAACATTTCCTTCTGCAGCACCGAATTGATTTATATGAATATCATCTATATCAATCTTCTTGTTACCCGAAGCATTTATAAGCAGCTCGTTTGTAGCAGCTGCTGATGTAATCGTTGATAGTGCACTAAAGTCTAAAGATATTTCAAGAGCATCTGTTGCTGAAACTGTTGAATCAACACCCACACCACCTGTTACTGTAACAGTATTACCGTTTGTAATGGATTGAGTATTTGAACCATCAGATAATGTCCAGCTTGACATTGTACCTGTACCGCCAGTATAAGCTACAGTTACTTGTCCACTACCATTATTAGTTGTGGATATGTTTGCTCCTGCTGCAATAGTGATTGTACCACTATTTGAAATTGTTGAATTACTACCACTTGATGCGGCTAATGTTATACTATTAAATGGTAATGTGTTTGTTACAGTTAACGTGTCTGTTGCTGAAGCTGCGGTTGAAATACCTGTGCCACCAGCAATATCTACTGTATTACCATTTGTAACTGTTTGATTACTTCCACTGTCTCCGCTTAAAATCCAAGAACTCATTGTTCCTGCACCACCGTCAGATGCTGCGGTAATTCTACCTTGAGCATCAACTGTAATATCTGCTGAAGTATATGAACCTGCAGTTACTGCTGTGTTATCAAGATTTATGGTAACCGTATCTGTAGCTCCTGCTACTGTTGAAATTGCAGTACCACCTGCTATGTCAACTGTATTACCACTTGCTATAGTTTGACTTGAACCACTGTCTGCTGATAGTGTCCAAGAATAATTTTCTGCAGCTGGGAAAGTAATTGTTTGAATATCTACTGCAGTAATGTGTCCTTCTGAAGTACTTGTTACAGTATTTACTACATCTACTGTTCCTCCATAACCAGGAGAAGCTGAACTTGTAGTGTCATTTCTTGAAACGGCATCGTGATTAATAGTTAAAGTATCTGTTGCACTGGCTACTGTACTAATTATATCTCCACCAGCAAACGTAGCTGTGTTACCAGAAGCTATATCTTGTGCAGAACCTGAGTCACCAGCAAGCTCCCATCCCGAATAACCACTTGCAGTTGCTGTAATTGTAACTCCTCCTGAGCCATTACCAACCGTAGTTATACCAGAACCTGCAATAATTGTTGCAGTACTTCCATCGGAAATAGTTGAACTACTACCTGATGAACCAGCTAAAGTAAAAGAGCTCATTGTTCCAGCTCCTATATCACTTCTTACTTGTGCTTTTGTTCTATATTTTAAAACACCGCCATCAACGGTTACTAAACCTGTATATGTTGCATCATCTGCATTTACGGTCAGCTGTAGCGTTCCGTCTATAAATACTTCTTTTAAAAATCTTATTGCCATTTTTTATAAATTTTTTTTTAATTAAATACGACCTTGCCAGTGAAATTACTTGTAAATTCTAACTGTACTCGGTCTACATCTATATAAGTTACCTTACACTCTACTTCTTCTGTTGGGTTGTTAGACCCATCAACCAAAGTAACGCTTACTGAAGGGAACTTGTTTAAACTGTGAGTTACTATATAACTGGAGTTTCCTGTTAAAAGTGCACTCACTTCATTCTTGTCTCCGCTACTCCCTACATATTGTAGCAAAGATATAAAATAATCTTTTTTGTCTGTTAAGCCCCCATTGCCTGCAATGTATGTCAAATTGATATCATAGAAGGTTCCAGCTTTCAAGGCTGAGCTGTCCCATTTATATACTGCCCAGTTAGTTATATCATCACATTGTGTTATCAAAACATCAGAACCAGTCAATGGTGAAGTATACCATGTAGATACATCTATAAGTAAGCCACCTTGGTTTTCTGCATAAGCACTTAGTACAAAAGTACTAATACCATTAAATGGCACATTGAAAGCTCCACCGTTTGTAAATGTAATTGACATGTCAGGTCTTGGGACACTTGTAGGGTTTACCATGTCATACTGATATCTAAAAAGCTGTGACTCAGCTGCAGTTTTATTTATAAAATTAGCTACGTCCTGAGCTGTAAAGTTTTTGGTTTGAAAGTTATTCTGAGAATCAGAACCAATCCATTTATCAGCACCAACTACATTGGTATCTTTTACGTATGTGGATATTCTTGCCATTTATTTATTTTATTGATTTACCTTTTTCGTAGGACCTTCCACCGAAATAAGCTGCTACAATCGTAATTAGAAGAAGCTGAAGCAAATCCTTCCATTTATCATCAACTGCAAAGTTAATAAATCCTGAGTCAATAAAGATAAGCACAACTGTGCTGACCAATACAAAAATTAAACTCAAAGGTCTCACTGATTTTGCTAATTTATTGTCTGAAGCCATATCGGCCTTCCATCTTTCTGTAACGTTTTTTTGTTGAGCTGCTTCGGCATCTATAAATATTTGTGTCATTTCTTTTTCAAACGCTGCCTTTTCATCTTTTGTTCTGACAAATTTATCTACCACTGAGGTTAGTTTATCTGCTACACCTCCAGCTGCACCTCCAAATATTTTAGCTAATATATCTTTCATATTACTTTATATTTTGTTTTACCATTTTCTTTATATGCTTGCAAACATCTGTTTCTGTTTTCTTGTGCATCTACATAAGAAACATGAATCCAGGATGGATTCTCATCATTTCCAAACTCCCAAATTAATTGGTCGAAATCTAAATTTTCTTTTATATACATAAACATTTCTGCATTTGACTTGTATCCATAAACATCATCAATATCCATTGCTTGTCCAGAACAATGCTGTGAGGTAGGTTTGCCATTTTTTGTAGCACCCCCTATAGCTTTATTTAAAGCGGGTGACCTAAAAAAAGAAGTAATTTTTATTGGACCACCAACCCAACTTCTTAACGGTTGAAAAATCATTTCAGCTATTGTCATCATGTTGGCTATTTGTTCATGACTTGGTTCATTATCTATGCCAAGTCTTTTTGCTGTATTAGAATGTATAGCTTCTTTGTATGTAATGTTTTTACTGATTTTACTCATAATCTAACATTTAATCCTACACTACTATTGTATATTTCTGAATCCCAAAACTTAGTATATTCAGCTTCTACAAATATTCCAAGTGTTTTTGAAATCTTCCAACCGACTATCAACCCACCTTGATAATCGCTCCACTGTTTACCTTTCAGTAAATTGTTGTGGCCCCCGAGTCCCCAACTATCGCGATGTAAGTAGCTGAAGTCGACATTACCCTTAAAGTATTTATGGTAAGGTAAAATCCAGTTTGCATAAGTGTGCAGCCAGAACTTAGACTTGTAATGATAGAAATCAAAACCAACGATAGGTGCGTACTCAGCAAAGGCGTCAAGCTCTGCCCATCTTTCTTGATTAAAATCATTCATAAGCTGACCAAATATTAGGTCTCTAAATTGTCTGTCAGTCCAGGCAACTATATCGCCTTGTGGATTTGTCCAGTACCAATCATAAAATGAATTTCCATTTTCATCAGTTGAAGCATAATACCAATCATCATACCCATATTCGAATCCCAAAGTGTACCATGGGTTTGCTGCATTACCATCCTCATCAACTTCATTTAACCATAATTCTATTGGGTTATATCCAAAAGCTTTTTGATGAGTTCTTGCTATTACACCCGCACTAATGCTAAATTTTTTACCGATAGGTAGTCGAGCTCTAACTTCAGCACTTTGATATTTAAAATCTATATTACCAACTTCTCTTTGCTCTACCTTAACTATATGATAATCTCCTGTATGTCTAAGAAAATATCTGGAATTTGTAAATTCATCAGACCTTTGTCTTTCTTTTTCCCAATGAAATAAATATTCAAAACCTTGAACTGCAGCTGTGGGTGCAGACAAAGCTTTATTATTCTCGGTACCATCATAATAGTTTTTACCTTTTACTTCATAATCAAATCTTGCCAGTTTACGCACACCAAAACCAAGTCTATAATCAAAAGGATGATAAATAGTTTGGTCTTCTACTCTTGGTATAGCATATAAATCATCAGGATTAGTTCTAATAAAATAGTCAGGATATTGAGTTTCATAGGCGTTGCCTATGTCTCCAGCAACATATACAGTTGCATATTTAAAAATGTCTTTGTATAAATTATCAAAAAACTTTTTCGCTTTATACTTCTTTACTATTTTGTTTTCAATCTTTTTATCTGTATCAATTACTTGTGCAGATGAGTTAAGGGTTAATATTACAAATATTAATGTTATTAATTGTTTCATGTTTAAAATTTACTTTCAATGATTTCTTCAATTTTTTCTTCAATTAATTCGATTGTATTTTCTGGTAGTTTTAAAGAGATACCACTCTCCACTCTAATGACTTCATCACCATTGTGATAAAGTATTATAGTAGGAAGGTATTTGATTTTTTCATTATCAAATACTTTTTGTTTTTCCGTTATATTAAATGTATAAGTGTTGTGTTGTTTAAACGGCTTCAGCGAAATCTCTGAATCCTTTGTAAATGGAGCACTAAATTGTACTACTGATATTTCCTCTTTGAAGTCTTGAGAAAAAATCAACATAGGAAATAACATTAATACTATACATAGTCTCATTTTTTTCTACTTATTTCGTAGAGCCTTTCATCCATTTTAGCTAAAGACTCTTTGATTTCATTTACATCATCTTTGATGTTTGTCACATCAGATTGAATATTATCTATGGTGCTTCTCACCAATTCGTCCTTATATTGAAATTCAATTTTACTGACCTCTGGTTTAGGCAGTTCCATTGCTGTAGTTATTTGAGCTTGTAAAGTATAATACATACCTACGAGTGAAGCGAAACCTATAGCCATAGCTACCATTTCTTTTAATGATAAAGTAAATTTACTTTCAGGCGATAAGTTTTTGTCTTGGCTCATTTCTCTACATATATATAATTAAAAGTTATATTATTTCCCGCTGTGTTTGTTTGAGTATATTCCATTTTATTTAATATTTATTAATCACTAAAATCATTTATTTTCTTTTGCTTTCTATAGATAGCTCTTTGTTTTCTTGAAGCATCTTTTAAAGCTCTTCTTACTTTTCTTGGTGTATTTCTTTTTCCAGAAATAATTTCTTGAGCTGCATTAGCTACCATTTTCTTTTTTCTTTGTATAGCTTTTTTCTTTCTGGCTACTTTCTTTTTAGATAGATAAGGCTTTATAACTCTTCCTGCTACTTTAGCTGTATCAGGTTTTTTATTTTTTGGAGTTTTTTGTTTTAGTTGTTTTACCTGGTTTACTATTCCTAAGGCTTGACCAGCAAGACCTAATATACCTGCGGCTTTACCTAATCCTGCACCTTTAGTTGATGCTCCTGCTCCACCGCCTGTTCCTCCGCCTGCTCCCGCAGCCAAAGTTTCAGTACCAGCTGCACCAGTATTTTTAGGGAAGAAAAACTTAGGTCTCTTTAGTCTTCGCTTATTTTTATGTAGTTTGCTCATATTACCAAATAGCTACCGAGTTAAATCTTGCAGCTGCATCTGTGCCAGTACTAAATAAATTAGTTATTTGTACAGGAAGATATTCACCTACAGGAAAATTACTAAATACTATATCATCACCATTAACTGTTTTTACTTTTACATCTACGTATGATTTTGCAACATCCATAGTTCCTTCGTTACTACCAACGTACAATAGACATCCAGATGATGAATCTATTCTTTGTTCGAATATTGGTCCTGCTTGGAATACTATGTAGTTTTCAGGTGATGTAAATATATCAGCACTTAATACTAATATAGTTGATGTTTCAACTTCTGATACAGTAGCAACTGTATTGTCAGATGTGTTATATACAATATCACCAACAACAACATTAGAAAAGTCTGCACCTACATCAACAAGCTTATTAGTTGTTGTTGCGGTAGTTGTTCCTGATAATGGTACTGCGTTTGGTGAAGGGATTGGTATTGTGTCGCTTGCGACTACAGCCAGTACTTTACTGGTGTTTACTGTTATTTTAGGATATGCCATTTTTTTTACTTTAGAGGGTTAAAAATCTCTTTACTTTTTGTAAGGAAAAACACGATTAAGTGTATCCCTACGCTGACCACAACC